GTTTGCAGTATCAACTTCATCAGCATGTGAAATCATAACAAATTGATAAGTTAATTTGGGGTTCTCTTGTAAGTCATTTAACGAAGCTGCGATAAAATCCTTGTTTGCCAACAAAACCTTATATTTAATATAATCATTAGGATCTGCAAGGTTTAGAAAATTATCCCCCTTAGTTAATCTTACTCTATAATTTCTCCAAAAATTCTTTTCTCCTTTTATATATTTGGACAAGGCATTATATTCCAAACCCATATATTCTTCAAGAAAAGATTTTTCTTCGTTAGTTAATACATTTACAAATTGACCGCTGGATTCTAAAATAGGAACAGTAAAAACCCTGACTGCCATTTCACCCATCCCCCCATAAAATACATGCTTAGGATTAGTAATCATTCCTGATTCTCTTGGAATAAATCTAACAGTAATGATCTCATTTTTAAGGCATGATACTAAAGGTGTGGATTCTGACATATTTGTAATCTCTGGTTTAATGTATTCTTCTGTATTTTTTACTTTCTTTTTTACTTCTTTTTTTATTGTTGAAGGCTCTAACTCTTCCATAGCTATTTCAAAACTTTCTTCTCCCATAATATTTTATTTTAAGTATAGAGGGGAGGGTTCATTATCTCCCCTCATATACAAGTATAATCTCTACGATAAAATAGAAGGTATCAACGACATGGTTCTGGAGGGATCCAAAATGAATACTCCACCTTCCCACATTTTATGCATAATCGCAGAATCTTCATCAAAAGACATATTGTTGTTATTCAACTGTCCCGTGAAAGGATTACGCAATCCCCATTGATATCCCCTTATTTCAGGAACTCCTTTTACTCTTGCCATTTGGATATTAGGCTGATCCATAGTTCCAATATAAAGAATATCAAAACGATAAGACTCAGCTACTCCTCCATCTGGATGCAAGATTTTATTACGTACTGTATCGTCATACAAAGGATCAACCTCTACTTTTACTACAACCCCATTAGGTGCCCTGAATTCAGTAAACTGAAATCCTGCAGACAAGGAATTGGAATGCAAAGGAGATGATGTCTTATTTATTACAGATACACTGGAGTTATCCAAAGTAAACATAGTCCAACCAGATATTTCATTAAGCACTGCTTTATGGAATAAACTAGCACCACGTTCACCTGTTTTCAATACAAATACCCTATCGCCCATACCAAGTTTAGATGCAGACAAATCGTACAAAGCATCCTCTATAAGTTTGAGGCTAAAAGTATTGTAATAAATAACATTGGAGAATTCCATTTGTTCCCTAAGACCTGCACCTTGTTTAATGACATTACCAGATTTACCAAAGTTCATATATTCACCATTAGCATTTCTATTGCTACGACCATACATGATAAGGTTATTCTTTTCGTCAGAGAATTCCTGTTCAAATTCCCACTCAACATAGTGCATCCACATATTCTTTACTGATTTAGCACCACCCTTGTCAACAACAGGGATACCTACAGCAAGTTTTTTATTCAACATAGTTCCAGGAACTTTATGTTTCAGACGGATGATTGACCATTCATTCCTCATTGCTACAGGAGAAGTGAATCGAATGTCACCTACTCCACGAGACAATTCTTTCTCAACAGGAGAATAGTCATGACTAAATCTTTTACCTGCTGTCAATTCAGATGCTGGCATACCCGTAGTTACACCACCCATCAATTCTACTTTGTAGACTGCATTGGTTCCTTCCATTCTAGGTTCACCCAAAATACGAAGAGGATATACTTCATTCTTGGGACCTACAATTACGTTACCATCAGCAAATCAATCTTCAGCAAATACTACATAAAAAGGTGCGCCATTTACTCCTGCATTACCAGAAGAAATAACATTACCACCAAGATCCCTTGCTTCTACCAAAGGAATATTCCTACGGGAACTTCCAATAACTTCCCAGGTATATTCATCATCAGTATCAAATTCTTTTATAGGGAACTGTGAAAGATAGCTTTCAAGATTCTTACCACGATAATGTGCCAAGAGCTGCACCATTACATTAGTAGCTTTCTGTGGACTTGTTTGAAAAATAGAACCAAGGTGATTCTCTTTTGTTAACCCTTTCCAGTGAGAAAAGGTTAACATTTGAAATTTACTTAATTGTGCCATAAATTATTAATAATTAAAGTGTTAAAGTTTAAATGTCTAATTCAAAATTGATATTTGCATTTTCATCTTCAGACACACTTGAAACAAACTTTAAACTTCCGTCTGTATTTCTAGAGGTATTGTTTAGTACGTGAGATAATTCTCTTAATTTTGTACTTGTTTTTTTATTTACTTCCCCTTTTACAAGAGCGTCTAAATTTTTAAATCCATTAGTTAAAGTATAAATAACTCCTAAATTATGCAAAAATGCATGTTTATTTTCTTTTTCATACTTTTGTAACTCTGTATAATACATTCCATCATCATCTTTATAGACAGGTTTGGTAATAGTATTATACACTTTCTCCCTAGTGGCTTTATCTAATTTAATTCCTGCAAAAGGCTCTTCCGTATCTAAAATCTGTTTTTTTAATGCTGCCAATTCTTTATTCTTTTCTTTTGCAAGTTGTTTGTCTGCCTCTTCTTTTTCTTTTATCTTTTGTTTATACAGACTTACAAAATAATCTTTATTGCTTTTAAGGGCTTCTTTCGCATCATCTAAATCTGTACCAGCTGTGAAAGATTTTTCAACTTCTTTATTTGCCCTCTCCTTGCTAAATCCTCTATTAATAAAGTCTTGAAATATTAGTTGCTTTCTGAGCATTTCTCCATTATCATCTTCA